TAACTGGTGTTGGATATGTAGCACTCAAACTGATATAGGAAGTTACATCAGCAGACACTCCATCAGTCTGAATTTCACTTGCCTGCCCATACAAAGTTGATGCTGCAGATTCAGCAGCAGCACCAGATGCATAATACTGAGGGTGGGATAAGAATGTATCTGAATCTCCAATGTCTAGTATCTGATTCTTCTTTGTAGACCCTGGATCAAGATAATTTGGTTGAATTTTTTGATCAATTGTTTGTGCATTTCCATAATAAAGATCATATCTATAAGTTTGAATACCAAGTGTGGCATAAGCACTCAGACCACTAAGACTTTGATCAATAGAAATGACGTTGGCAGACATAATGCCAACAGCACCATTAGAATAAGAAGTTACACCAAAAGACATTATCCATTCCTCCTATCAGAATCGTATCCAGCAATTGTATATTCATCATTATCGCCAGGATAATCAGCAGGCGTTTGTCCTTCATATTCAGGAATATTTTTTGCTGTATCCTTTCTTGTTCCATATACAACATAAGAGCAGTTGATGGAACCACCAAGATTATTTTTGATTATGATTTTGGTCCCCCACTTGATAGACTCAACAAATAATTCTTGATATGATCCTAAGGGGGTAAGTGTAACACCTACTGTTTCAAGGTCTACCAAGTCTTTCCAAACCTCAGGAAGTTCAATAACATTATTGTCTTTAAGAGTCCCTCTTGTATAAACTTCAGCCTCTGGTCCTTCAAGACAAATATATCTAAGCCTATAACCCTCTTTAGATGGGTGCTTAATATCAAATGATTTTTTACTATTGGCAATAGATCTAGTCTCTGTCATATATGAAGCAGCATTGCCAACACCCTGAAGATTGAGAGTATTATTAATGACAAAAAAACCATTAGCAACTACATTTCCATTTGCTACTATATCTCCATTTGCTACTATATCTCCATTGACAAACGTTTGATCAGCAAAAACATTGAACACTGGAATGTTGCCAAAAGATGCTTCAAGTGTCATCATTGCTGTAGAGACGCCATCACAATGAAATCCAACATAATTGGTTTCATTATTGAAGAGGTAAGCGCCCAGATCAGCGTTTTTAAATGAATAGTCACCAGGAATATTCACATGCCAAGATCCTTCAAGAGCAGAGGTTTCATAATTATAGTTTTCAGATGCGAACTGGGGTCCAGCAAATGTCCCAAAGTTTTCAAATCTAAAAGGAAGTGACCCCTCCACTCCATTCTTAGGATAATTAAAAAGTGAATTCCAATTTACAGAGTCCAATGCCATCAGATGCTAACCTCAGTAACTAACTTTTGCACATCTTTTCTCTCAGCAAAAATGTGATAATGACAATGTATTGGCATACCAGGTTTTGCTTGAACAACTACTTCATTATTGGTTGCTCTTTTTACTATCAGACCCTGATCAGCACCCACTGAAGTAAGAGATACTGTAATAGTTCTAGGATCTACCAGTTCTCTCCACACATCTGGAAGTTTAATGGTGTCTTTATTTCTCAAAACACCTCTGACATATACAGCATTCTCTGGGCCCTCTAAGCAGGCATAAACAAGATTTGTATTTGGTAATGTTGGATGAGTGATGGAAAAGTTTTTTGTCTTTGCCATCAATACTTCAGTATAAATTACTTTACTTTTAATAATTTTTGCTGTAAAAAGCAAGTCAACCTTTAAAAAACTTTTGATTCTAGCATAAGTTGTGGCAAAGAATGCATAGAATGGAGATGGAATCATCTCTGGATTTCCATTCTGTCCTGCCATTGTTGCACCCATTTCAAATGGATTTCCCTTTCCAGCAACACCAGGGAACTGCGATGGATCACCAACCATTTCTGGACCCTGAACAAATGCCGATCCTCTAACTTGAGTAGGACCTCTGCCCAATAGGTCAGGCTTTCCAGATCCAACATTTAATTGTTTGCCTACAAATAAATCAGGTACTTTCATTTCTTATTCTGTAATTTTGAAACGTTCTTCATTGTCTGATCCACCTTTGGATCCTTTACTTGTCTTGGATGTTGCTGCTGAATCTGCAGCATCAATCATCCCACCATACATATTTAACACAGATTTTCCTATAAGATCCACAGTTTTTTCAGAAAATATTTTAGTGGAAACTTTTGAATTGATTTCTACTATTTGACCTGCATTCATAATGATCTTTTCATTTGCAGACACATTTACATTACCAGTGGTTCCATCATATCCTGTTGCTGTCAATTCAACATCAATGCCTTCAATTCTAACCTTGCCACTTGGTGCTCTAAGAATCAGATCACCACTCACCGCTTCAATATAAACACCAGGAATACTTTCCCCTACATTGTCACCAGCTTTAATTGTTGCTTGCCCTGGAGATCTGATAATGGTCTGACCTTTACGAAAGTCTTCACCAGTTCTACAGAGTTCAATATAATGCTTGTAATCTTTAAAGTTTCTTATAAGGACTGCATCAATTTGATTGTCAGCAGTTAAATGACCAAACTTTATTTCACCATCTTTAGTCCCTAATCTATATTGTTGATAGTTAATTGGTTCTGCCATTAGAATTTACCTACACAATCAACAACCTGGACAATCTTCTCTGGATCATCAAGTTCTACATCCTTATCTATACAAAGTTTTGGAAGTAAAACAGCATTATATCCAGTATCTGATTTAATATAAACCTCTGGAAGTTCTTTAAAACCTTCTCCTGGTTGTGTAACTTTAACTGCTATAACTCTTCCAAATCTATCCACTTCCAATTCAGCTTCAGCACCACGATTTGGTTCAATAATTACCTCATCATCAAATCTATAATTAAATCCTGGACTTTCAATTACAATATCACAGAGATAAAGAATGACTGGATATGCATCTGATTCAGGTTCTTGATAATCAGCTTGAGGTGTTGTAAAACACCCAGAAAGCACCATGGTATGTGGAGATCCTCCAACAATTCTTTCTCCACCTCCTTGGCCATTATTTGTTTCAGTAACCACAGATGTTCCAGGTGGCAATTCAACTATGTCCCCTGCTTCAACACAAAAAACATTGTCTGGAGGAATTGGAACTTCAATTCTACCATCCTGTTTTATCACAACAGTGTCATTAGAATTGGCCCATGTTCTTCCATCTCCACCCTTACTTCCGTCTGGTCTCGAAAGATAGTTTCCTCCTGATTGAACAACTAGAACATCCACAATACCAACACCTGCATCAATTGGGGCAGGAGATGGAATCAATATAGGGGATACTGTAGGTGCTCCAGCACCCTCTGGTAACTGTTGAGCATCGCCAGGACCATCAGGTTCTCCAGGAGGATCTAACCTATAAATGCAAGTGTTGCCTTTGATCCTAGAGAACTTACCTGATCCTGCAGTTACAACCAAGTCTAGGTAGTCAAAATCAGATTCATATCTTGGTGCTCTTGTTTCAATAGTTTCTGTTATAGTTTTTGTTCCAGTCTCAATGTTGATCGTTTCAGTTTGATCACCTCTTTCGCTTGAAGTTACAGACCATGTAATTCCATTTATGGTTATATTTTGTAGAGATCTTCCTGCTGCATCCGGATCATCATCCCACTCTAATCTAAGTCTAATAGAACCAGATCCAATAATACCTCTACCGTCTGATGTAAAGGTGGCATTTCCACTTACAATTGTAAAGATTGCATTACTATCAGAGCCTTGACCATCTTTATAATTAATTCTTTTTCCACCATTTACAACATTAATAGGACTATTGGATGGATTAAGACCAGTGTATCTGATGGGAGTTGTAGGAGTTGTATCTTCAACTTCCCTAGTGATTTCTTCTACAATTACTTCATCTTCTATACGATATTGATCATCCATTCTTACTGTAGATCCACCAGAATCAATTCTTAATGGATTGATTGTAGGAGATCCATCAGGGAGAAATGCTGAGACAAGATAATCTTTTCCCGGTACTACACACTCAATATAAGTTGCTCCCCCTTTAGTCTCCCCATCACTTACATCATCGCCAGTATAATCCCATCCATTAATGAAACCAGGTTCTGCGTCAACTAATCTGAAAGTTATTGTATTAGACAAATCTGCTGCCCTATTGACAGTAAATTCAACATCAATGCAGTTATCTTGATTAACTGCATTTGGCGCAGCAGATGGGCCAACACCATATAATGGTGATGAACCTCCTAGGGAGGGAAGGAATGGAAATGGTGCTAAAGCAGGTCCTACACCATTAGGAAATGGATAGTTTTGTGGTTGAAAAGGACCAAATCCTATGTTTGGTGGAGATGTTGCTGGTGTTCCTCCACCTACTCCACCTGTTGGTGTTGTTCCATCAGTAGGAACTCTACCAAAAACAGGTCTTAAGACAGCACCAGATCCTTTTCCACAAATATCAATTACTTTTGCTTTAGTATTTTCATCATACCCATCACCAAAACTCAGCATATCAACACCAATGATATCACCTGCTGCACCTATCACCAAATTTCCTGCAGCACCAGACCCATCACTATTGAAAAATTCAAGAATAGGAGCACTACAAATTTGCTCTCTTAAGTTACATCCATCAACATTGAAAACAGATCCAAAATCTATATCTGTGAGAGTATTAAAATTGTTAAGTGCATCAAGACCCAGTTGCTGAGTTTGAGATGATATATCCTTTGCCCTCTCAACAATAGTATTGATGTCTCCAGATGTAAGTTGATTTCCTCCAGTAATGATGTTCCACTCATTAACATTAGAGCACTTTGGAGGCTCATCACAACTTAAGAAAGAGATCAAATCATCAACTAAACCTAGAACATCACCACCAAGTCCCAGTGCGCCATCTGCAATATCAACAGCTCCAGATATTAAACTCTCAAGTCCAGAAAATAAACCATCAATAATTCCACTCAGTGCCCCAAAGATATTACCAACAAAATTCTCCACAAAGCACTTAGATACATTAATTACTCTATCAATTGCATCCTTTAAAAATCTAACCATCAACTGAACTAGTTGACCAATTAATTTTCTGAAGAAACATGAAATAGTTTCAAGAATATTATTAGATGCTGTTTTAACTGCTCCCCTCTCATTGGGAAAAGCAATATCATAAGCAAATTTTAATGCTTCATTAGTTTTATTGAGGACAAACTTTTCAATTTCAGTATAGATCCACTTAATATTTGCAGATATCTTTTCTGCTGCCTCTTCTATCTTTTTATTAATAAATCTTTCTTTGTCTGCAATATCATCTAAAGCACCTTGCTCAGCATCATATAAACTTTTTCTTGCCTTTTCTACATCTCTAATAAGACTTCTAATACTTTGTTGTATTTTGCTGACCGGAACTTTCTCACATGTAGTTGGTTGTGCTAATGCCTCAGTGTTTTCATCTGATGCATCTAATGTAACTCTATCTTTTATGGTTTTTGCTGACTCAGGTGATTGGTTTTCTTGTCCACTAACTGTTGCTCCTACAGTTGATGTGGCACTAGCACCTTGCCCCTGAACACTAACTGTACCACTAACTGGTCTAAGTGTTTGTCCATTTCCTACTACTGGTCTTGCTCCAGCAGGAATAGGTTCAACAGCAGGCAATCCCCTGAAAGGAACAAATCCTACATCAGGGACATTCTTCATTACTGTGGTGTAATCATTATAACCAATACAACCCATAATAACAGGTTGTTGACCATCCTCACCATCAAGGAAAAATCCATATACAAATGTTCCTTGTGTAATATTGGATGTTTGTGATGCACTGCCACCACCACCACCAGCAGTGACAGGATACATTAATGTTGCCCAAGGCAACTCCTCATCAGGAAGTTCAGTTTTATCCGCAGTATGGTAACCCATAATACGAACTCTATATCTCTCCCCATATCCCAGATATTCTGGGTCTGCATTATTGTTTACATTCTTTCCTGGAAGATTATCTTTCCATGTATCTGCGTCAGGAATCTGTCCAATCCACCATTGGAATCCATCTCTTCCTACAAAGTGCCTTTTAAAGAGTCCTTGTTCTATCATTTATTCAACTTCACTCCATAAGAATCTCTAACTAAAGCAAGTTTAGTAAAAGTATCAGTTGGTGTAACTCTGTGGCAGACATGAGCAACCATATAGTCTCCACTGGTCTTCCTATTTATGCCTTTTGTTGATGATTCATCACCAATAGATGGAAAATCACATCTAATAATATCACCTGCTTTAATACTAAAATCTCCATCAATGGTTATGTTGGTTTGAATTGTAAACAGTTGATTATATCTCATAATGGATTGTACCATTGTTCCTTCGGTATCAAAGTTTTCACCTTGAGGATTTGCTTTCCATGATGCTAACTGTTCTCTGGTGGTGACACCAGGGGGATTATAACCAACATCTCTAACTGCTGTCATTAACCTAGTGGGAGATTGAGTAAAATCTTTTGAAACTAATGTGCTTGCTTGCTCTGATTGTTTTCCTGCTACAGTAATCTTATCCTTCTGATCTATGATCTGATATTGAGCAACTTTATAGTTAAATGAAACTGGGTCATAATAGAAAGTCACATTGTTATAAGTTCCCAGAGATAAGTTCTGAGATAAATCCATGTCAGTGTCAATAGTATAATCTCTTATTGATGCATCATATCCTTCTGGCGTACCAGGTGTATTTGAATAGATATATTTTTTCTTTGCAGTTTGCTTAAAGAGATTATCAATGGATTTAAAGTGGAACCCATCTCTTGTCTGATAAAAAAGATATCCTGCTGCACCATTCAATGTATTTCCACCACTACCACCACTAGCAGAAATTTGTGGTACAGATTTGGATGCTAACCAAGTGCAAATATAAAATGGTTTTCTTGTATTACCATAAAAATTATAATTCAAAGATGTGGTGTCAACATATATCTTCTCTTTTGTTTGTAAAATATTTTTTAAAATCTCACTGACATGTGTTGAGATAGGTGCATCTCTATATCTTTTCTGTACCCTTACTTGCTCATTAGCAAAGTATTCTGAAGAGGCAAGGTCTAGAAAATACACATCTTTTTGAGTTCCAGGAATGGCATTCCTAATTCTATTAACATACAATCCATTATTATATTTAAATTTATTTTGATAATTATCTTCCATCGAGATATCAATTCTTTCACCACCTCTAATTGGAAGATTATCTAAAATTCCACCCCTTGTTCCAGAGTCATTATTTCCAGTTTCAACAAATGAAACTGTGGCAGTTACATTATTTGATAACACACTCTCATAATATAGAAACTCAGCCACACCAGCTGACATATCTATGCTATTACCTTTATTAGAGGTAATTTGAAATTGAAGTATGTTGGATGGTAGTGATTGATTTGCCATTATCCTTGTTTATATAAGAATCCCATTAGTTGTGCTTTGTAATAACTATTTACTACATCTTTCGTACTTGGTCCCATTAAAATTGCTGGACCACCTTGCTGAACACCTCCCACCATTTGACCTTGTTGTATTTGTTGAGGTGTTAACATCAATACTCTTGATGAACCTGCTTCATATGAGGCTTGTCTACTTATTGTTTGAGGGTTTTGTGTTTTTCTCTGTAAGTCTGCTACTCTAACCTGAGTAGTTCCATCAGATGTACTTAACTTTCCAATTTCAATAAATTTCAAATATGGTTCTGGATTAATGTGTTTATTATTCACTCTTACTTCAAAATGGAGATGCTCTCCAGTTGATCTTCCAGTGCTACCAATTTGTCCAATAACTGTGCCTGCTGAATACTGTTGACCACTCTTCACCATTGATCTCTTAAGATGCATAAACACATATTCTAAAGATGCATTATCAGAATCAGATATGATTACCATATTTCCTGCTGCTTTATGTTGTGATTCTGTCCCAACATATGTAACTTTACCATTTCTTTTTAAAGAGACATAGTAATCTGTTCCTCCACTAGTGCCAATATCAATTCCTTTATGAGAACCTCCCCTATCACCATAACGATCTGTAACTCCAACTGGCCCAGTTCCACCCTGTGCTGCAGTTTTGGAAAATTGAGAGTAAGGTATTTTATCAGTTAATGTTGGTGTTCCTCTTGTTTGAGTCTGAATAGAACTTGGTGTTGGTGTGAGTAGATTTGGATTTCCTGCTGTATTGAATGTATGATTTTTAAAGTTTACTTGATTCACATCTTGTGATGGATCATATCCAGCACCTGCTCTGTAATTTCTAAATCCAGTAGATGCCATCAACTTTCCTATCTGTGCATCAGAAACACCTGCAGATTTTAATTGACTTCTCAATTGTGCATCATTTTGTGCAAGTTGAATTGCTGCATATGCTGATCTCATTTCTGAAGCACTTCTTGAGTCATTGATACTGCCATTCTTAACTGGTGTATATTGCCATGTTGTTCCATTATTTGCTGTTATTACATCACTTAACATTCCACTCTGAGCATGAAAAGTTCCAGCACTTGCCTTTTTATTTTTAATTAGAGAAGATCTGTTAAGAACACTTCTAGCTACCAATGCCATACCAATTTTACCCTCACCCCCTGCTTCTGCCAAAACAAGTTTAGCTAGAAGGTCAGTTCCAGATTCAGGAGGAGTATAAGGAGTTGCATTTGGATCATCAGGTTCTGGAGGAGACCACGCAGGACCTTCATCAAGAGACCTTCTCCAAGTCATATTATCTGGGGGGATGGCATGTTGTACATCAACAGGTCTCACCATTTGTAAAATTTTATCATATAATGATTTTGATATCCAATCCCCAATACCAGCACCAATAACTCCACCAAGAGCTGCACCCACAAAAGGAATAGGTATCAGTCCCTGACCTATTGCACCCCCTAATGCTGCCCCTAAACTAGATCCTATTGCACCAACAATAGCTCTATCAAGTTTTTCTCCCATTGCCAAGTCTATACCTATTCCTATCAATGCACCTAAAATAGGTATTTTTCTGAACACCCTAGAGAATGCTGTTAATCTTGTTGCACCTCTTTTGGTAAAAAATTTACTTGATGCTGTAGATGCAGATCTAGATACCATTTTTCCTGCAGAAGCAGTAGATGTCTTTGCAGCAGTCTTACCAGCACTAGAAGATGCTGTCTTTGCTATCTTCTCAATTATTTTTTTACCAAATCCAACCAATCCCACACCAAGCCTTTTAAAGGAATTGAATAAGAAATTACCAGCACTAAACAAACTCTTCCCAGTAATCTTAACAAGATTTTTTGATGCCTTAATCAAAGTTTTTGTAGCGTTTCCAAATACAGTTGTTAATGTGTTAATAGAATATTTAATTAAGTTGAATATTTCTCCAAAACCCCCACTAAAAGAATTAAAAATTTTCTCTATCTTATCTGCATTATCAAGTAAAAATAATACTAAACTTCCAAGAGCAATATTTTTTAAAAAGTTAAAGATTCCAAATTGACTTCCAACTCCAGCAATAGCACCACCAAGTTTTCCTAATCCATAACTTTTTCTTTTTTCTATCTTTTCTTCTCTACTTTTTTTCTTAGCATTCTCTATTTTTTTATTTTCCTTTTTATCTTTTTTCTGCTTTTCCTTTAATTGCTTAGCAAATGCCTTATCTAATGCAGCACTAATTCCTACTATTTTATCAAGTGTGTTTGTAATCTTTTCATAATCTACTTTATCTGTAGAACTTACAGATGCTGCTGGAGTTTCTGTCTTTGAAGATGCTGAAGCAAGTAACTTTTGTGGTGAAATTTTAGGTTTAACCTTCCTTGATCCTTCCACTCCAGATCCACCAGATCCAATCAATGCAAGATTGGATGATTTTACTGTGTTGTCTTTACTACTCTTGCCTCTCTTAGTGAAGAAATTCTTGGCAGATTTTACTGCAGTTTTACTTACTTTTGATTTTAAAACATTTTGAGAATAACCCTTAGCAAGATTTGCTGCTATTCTTAGAAGAGGTAATGCCATATTATCCTACTATATTATAGATTGATTTGACTACAATCATCTCGGTATTATTAGAATCAATAGCAGAAATTACAGGTAATTTTTTTTGATTTGCAACAGATGCACTATTAGAATTTGATTGTGAACCTGTACTCACTGGAGCAGGAGCAACTATTACTTCAGTTGATCCTCCAGATGGAGGACTAGGTATTCTGGGGGAAGCAACCTGACTACCATACACTTCACTAATTGCTTTAACAAGAGGAGCAGATCCTGCTTTTATTGCTCCCTGATCACCTGCAATCAAACTCTGTTCATAATCTCCTTCAAGTTTTGCAACTTCAAACATGCTAATACCAGCACGATTCATGCCATAACCTTCAGTGAATCTGCCCTTATAACCAAATCCAAAACTTCCACCTATTTCTGCTAGTCTTCTATCTAATGCAGAGTAATTAGTATAACTTCCAAGAAGACCTGCACCTGCACCCTGAGATCCATAAGCATCATGATGTATCTCAATGACCTCATATCCCTTTCCTTCCAATTCTTTATAATGACTAATGGCATCTCTTAAACCTTGATTACTATTAGAAAAACCTCCAGGTTTTTCGTAGAATTGAATATTAATACCTGGATTAAGTGCTTTAACTTGTTCTACAACACTCTGTGCTATCATCTTATTTGCAATATATTCATCCCACCCAACAGCCATACCATGCTTTCTAGAAAGACCACCTCTTGTAGCACCAGGTGTTCCTCCGCCATATCCATAGTGACCAGGAACTAAAATAATTCCTTTAGAAGCCAAACCCATTGTTGGTGTTCCTAAAGATCCTCTATTAACTCTGTTGATCCCATATCCACCAACCATTCCACCACCTTCATATCCCAATATTTTACCTCTTTTGGGTTTATTTGTTCCACCAGCAGCTGCGTTGGCAGCAAGAAGATTATCTCTTCCATACATATCACCAGCCTTATTGCTCATCACAATTTCACCAGGCGATAATGCAACTAACTGTGTATCTTTTCCCATTCCACTGATACGAGAACCTGTCATAGAGGAAACCAATCCTCCCCCTTCCATACCCTGAACAGGTTGCCCAAATGGATTTGTAATATTGGGTATTGGTTTAAAAGTTTTTGGATCTACTTTAATGATAGGTGGATTGTTTGGATCTATATTATTCAAAGGTTGTTGACCAAGAAATTGAAGGACAGTATTAATAGCATTTTCAATTTGGTCCAATCCTTTCCACAGTTGAGATACCACATAATTAAAAGGACTAAAGATAACATTAATTGCTTTGGCTAAAAGATTGTTTACAAAATCAATAATGCCATTGGTAAAATCAATTATAGGTTGAAGTACTTTTGCTGGGTTATTGATTAAGTCTATCACCATCATAACAGCAGATCCAAGTAACACATTTTTAAAGAAATTTAAAATAGAATCAAAAATTCCCTGGACTGGTTTTGTTACTCTTTTTATGGTGCTTCCAATATTAGATTGAGATTGCTTTTCAAGTGTTTTTTCTCTTTCACTTCTTTTAATATTTTCAGAAACTATCTTTTCTTTCTCTGATTGTTTTTTCTCAATTTCAAACTGCTTTGTAAGTGTTTCTAATATTGCACTAAGATTCTTTTCAATCTTTTCCAAACTTGGCGCAATAACTGTCTTTATAAACTTTTCTGCTTGACTTTCTTCTTGACTTTCTTCTTTTAAATTTTCTTCTGCAGAGTCTTGTATCTTTCTTAACTTATCTTGTGCAACTCTGGTTCTTCTTTGCTTTTCTCTTTTTGTTTTTGAGACCTTTAGAGCACTTTCACTAAAGAATTTCTCTTTGCTTACTTTCTTTTCTTTAGGTTTAAATCTTCCAGTCTTATTTTTTACTCTTTTATACTCATTAGTCAATATTTCAGTTTCTTCTGTTGAGAAACCAGTATCACCTGACATTCTAGACGCAGCCATCTTCTCTCTGAGAAGAGTTTTATAAGTATCATAGTCAATATCGCTAACATCCTCAAGATCTAGAATCCTTAGAATTCTCTCATCAACATCAACACTTTCAGTTTTGGTCTTCTTCTTTTTCTTCTTAGGTATAATAGCAAGCGATGAAGATCCTCCAGAAGATTTAGAATCTTCTCCCAAAATATCTTTAAGTAGATCGTCTAAACCTTCTGGGATTTCATCCATTACGTGCCTTTGCCTTTTGTTCTTCTTCCTCTAAATGTTGCTGTAGAAGTCCAACATAAACATCACGCTCCCACGGCATCATGTTTTCAATATCACTTAATGAATATTTATGGTACTGCATCAGGGCAAAATTTAATTTATAATACCCCTCAAGATCCATATGTACCATGCCTATCCGAAAAAACTAGATAAACCCTCCAATACTACAGTGCTCTTCTTCTTTGTTTTTGGATTAGTCAATTTAATTTCATGTGACAGTTTAGGCATTGTCTCAAAGAATTTTTCAATTTGCTTAAACTGAACTGAATTCATTTGCTCCAAGAATTCAACCACTTCCTGCGTAGTGCAATCACCTGCTGCCCAAACTTCTTCCTCACTGTAAATTTTATCAACACAACTTGCAATGATATCAAGAGATTGATCCATTGAACTCTGATCATTGAAATCAAAATTATTTTTAATAAACTGTTCAAGAGATGGATACTTCATCTCCATCATCAAACTATCATCCAGTTTAATTTTCTTCTCATGCTCATCATTATATTTTACAGAAATATCATCAAGATCAATTTTTACAGATATCTCTGTCTCTTCATCATCAGGACAAATAAGATTGACTTCAATCTCTTCACCAACTGACTTTCCTCTAATATTGAGAAACAAAAATTCAATATCAAATGTGGGGAGAGACTCTACTTTAATCCCTCTTGTTTGAATGCAATTCTTAAGGACACTTGTAATTGCAGTTGTGATTTGTTTTGTATCTTCACTCTCCAAAGCAAGAACTAATAACTTTTCCTCCTTAACAAGGAAAGGACGATACTTAATCAGATGTTTAGTTGAAGGCAGTTCCAACTCATAAGTTGGTGTAGCAATTTTTGGTAAAGGCATAACAACCTATAGATTATTTCAGTGTGATTATTTAGAAGTCTAAAAGAAAGGCGACTCTATTCTAGGGATATCAATTCCAAGATTAGTATTTACTGCTGTATTAAAATCAACACTGTTTGCAACAGGATCTCTCCAAAAATCACCACTTAAATCTATACCAAGTTGATCAGGTCTTGTAGCAATACCAAGATCAGTTCCAATTGGAAAAGATGCTCTTCCATTTGGATCAAAAATATTCTGAGATGAAGTAACAGTGTCTCTCACATATCTAACATATGAAAATGAAACAGTCAGTTGTAAAATTTCACTAGATCCATATTGAATTGGAATAGAATTGGTTGCTACTGGAAATGCATCAATAAAGGTATAAAACAATGCTCTATTCTTTAAATCTTTTTCAAATTTTGTCACAAAAATATTTGTTTTATATCCTGTAGGTCCCTTAGGATATACCATCCTAAAACCAGTTCTAGTATCTTTATATTGATTACGTGACGCTGTGATACCCACTCCACTTATATAATCAATCCACCCATCAAAGAAATCAATAACATTGTATGAATTATCAACATAGAACTGCATGTCTATTTGATTATCATATAATCTCCTATAAGCCATTTTTTCAGTTACACCCATGTAATCAGATGTAACATCATGAGTGGCTAAAGAATTCCCAGGAAGAGTTGTGGAATTACAGAGAAGATCAATATCTCTACCCTCTCTCCTATAAAGACCACCAAGTTGTGCATCAACAGCAGATGGTGGCTGCACCTTAACTTGATAGACTGAAGTTTGAGCAAGATGCATTATCCTACTTTTCAAATCAGTTGTCTTTACTCTATTTGGTTTTGGACCAGCCATCTATAAATAGATTTGATTACTATTACTATGTATGGCGGAAAGTATAAAGTCAATTTATAAACCGTCTAACCCTGAAAAATATATGGGTGATCCAAATAATATTATATGTCGTTCTAGTTGGGAGCGTCACTTCTGCAGATGGTGTGATCTTACTCCTGATATTGTTAAATGGGCAAGTGAAGAATTCTCAATCCCATATGTGTCACCAAAGGATGGAAGGATTCACAGATACTATCCTGATGCATTGATTCAGAGAAAAGACGGTAAGAAATATCTTGTAGAAATTAAACCAAAACGTCAGACCAAACCACCAGTAAAAAAAGA